CGGACACCCGATAAGCCTACTTCTTTTTGACGAGCTTGCCGAACAAGACAATAGACAGCTATTTGAGGCACTACGTTACAACGTCAACAAACGTAGGAACTCACTTTGCATCAATATTTCCACGGCGGGATTTCGGCGTGAGAGCATCGGCTATGAAGAGTTCCAAAGAGCCGAGCGAATCTTGAGCAATGAGATAGTAGACACGTCTACGCTGCCCGTGGTGTATGCGGCCAAAGGTGATGACGATTGGAAATCCCTTGATGTAGCCAAGCGAGTAAATCCAGCGTGGGGCATAACTGTCTTTCCAGACAAAGTACAAGAGGAATTGAATCAAGCTATCCACGAACCACGGAAGGAAGCGGCGTACCGTACTCTACGGCTTAACCAGTTTTGCGGCATAGCTACGGGGTGGATCAACTCGCAACTATGGAGCGAGTGCGGAGCGGCTTTCAATGAGGAAGATTTGCACGGCCTAGATTCATGGGTAGGGTACGACATTGGATTCAAGGGAGATTTATCGGCCTACGTTGTCTGTGTTCCGAAAGATGACAAGGTATATTTGATACCACGTTTCTTTTGTCCAGAGCTAGGTGCCGAGCGAAAGGAACGTCAAGACAAAGTGCCTTACCAGCAATGGAGCAAGACACCGAAATATAATTTTACTCTCACGCCGGGTGAAGTGATAGACCCGATTTTCGTCCGTGAGAAGATGCGTGAGGATAGCCGTCTGTTCAACTTCGTGGAAGTGGCCTATGACCCCACAAGAGGATATGACGAGTTTCGCCAGATATGTGAACGTGAGTACGGATGGACAATGGTAGCGGTGCCACAAAGAGCGAAGTATCTAGGTGCGGCTTGTGCGTGGCTAGAGCGGGCCGTGTTGAGCAAGAGCCTACGGCACCCAAACAACCCGGCTCTCAACTGGAATCTTGAGAACGTGGCCATAAAGGAAACGGCAGACGGGCCGTACCCCTACAAGGGAGCGGGTGAGACACAGAGGATTGACGGTGTGTTGGCGGCTCTGATGGGCATTAGTCGCTATTTGGTCAAGGATGTATTCACGGCATCGGTGTATGAAAATGCTGGCGTCACCCTCTAAATAGGACATGCCAGCGAAAAAGAAAACAACCCGAAAGCCGCAAGAGCGAGCTATCACGAATTGGATGGGTTTACCATTCCGCACCACGGCGGCTAGGATTTCAGTTACGCCAGAGAACGCACTTACTTGTAGTGCCGTGAAACAAGCGGTCTACTGTATCTCTAGCTCGATTGCGTCTTTGCCGTTGATCCTATACCAGCGTCAAGAAAATGACGGACGAGAGCGAGCTACACTCCATCCGCTCTATAGCCTACTCAAATCACAACCGAATACAGACACCACGAAGGAAACATTCTGGCAGAGCTTTCTTGTCAACTTGCTTTTGTACGGTGCGGGGTATGCCGAGATAGTGCGTGATGGAGCGGGCCGGGTGCAAGGGTTGTATCTCATTCCGTCTCGATTAGTACAAGTGCAAGTCAGTCCAAATCAGAGCGTAGCTTACAAAGTCAACGGCACTCCGATCAACAGCGAAGATTTGTTTACCGTGTTGTATATGAGCGTGGATGGACTTACTCCGCTCTCGCCAGTGCATCTAGGAAAGGAAGCTATTGCACTCGCCAAGCGGCTTGAAATCTTTACGGGTGCATGGTTCGGCAACTACGCTAGACCGTCCATCGCTATCAAGCATCCGGGCAAACTCTCAGAGCAAGCTGTAACGAATATCAAGAATAGTTTCAAGACTCTGTACGGCAATGACAACGTGGGCGATGTTGGTGTATTGCAAGAGGGTATGGAGCTACGGGAGTTTGGCAGTGATAACGAAAAAAGCCAGTTACGGGAATTGAAAGACTGGTGTGTAGAGGAAATCGGCAGAGCGTTCGGTATCACACAGACAAAGCTCTTTTCGCTTGGACGTGCAACTTGGTCAAATTTACAAGAATTGAATACGGACTACATCCAGTCAACACTACTCCCCATCACGAAGAAAATCGAGAGTGAGATTTCGAGCAAGCTATTGACGGGTGCCGAGCAAGAGGAATACTTTGCCGAGTTCCTTTTCGATGACTTGCTAAAGCCAAAGACATTGGAACGATACCAAGTCTACCAGATTGCTACAACCACTGGCATCTTGACCATTGACGAAATCCGAGCGATGGAGAATCGAAGTCCACTACCAGAGGAAGAAATACCAGAGGACGAAACTGCCGACGATGTAGACAATCCAGAGGAAGAAACACAAGAGGCACATAGATACCAATGATGGAAACTAGACTTCACCCGACCGAACTACAAATTAGAGAGTTGCCAAACCAAGCGACCCGAATTACGGGCTATGCCGTGTATTGGAACAAACCGGCAGTCATCACGGACAACACCGGGCGGAAATTCCGAGAGACGTTTAGGCCAAACTCATTCACGTTTGATGAAGTATTCGGGTTAGTCAATCACGATATACGAAACATTCTCGCCACAAGATCGGCGGGACTGATGACCGTGGAGCAAGATCAAGACGGTTTGCGTTTCGAGATTAGCCTACCAGATACCACTCTTGGCAGAGACACGCTATCTAACGTGCGAGCAAAGAACTACAAGGGTGCGAGCGTAGGATTCAACGTGATAGAGGATAGCTGGAGTTTCAAGGGTGAGCCTAGCGTAGACATATTGAGAGCCGAGCTAAAGGAAATCTCCCTCACTCCAATACCCGCACACACAAGTACCGTTAGTGTTAGGTGCGTGCCTCTCACTAATATGAGCGACAAAAGACGGCAGCTATACAAAATTATGTTGCCGAGTGAATAGATAGAGAAATGGTTTATCAAAGAGGAACTATGGCGAAATCAGTCGAGTTGAAACAAGAGAGAGCTACCCTTATTGCCGACGCAAAGAGAATGCTTGATCTAGTCGAAAAAGACAACCGTGCATTCACGGATCAAGAGGAAGATACCTACAACTCTATCACACAGAAAGCCGAGAGCTTGCGTGATGAAATCACGAAAGCCGAGCGGCGTGAGTGGGTAGAGAGTGCGGAAGTGGAAAACAAGAGGATTGAACGCAAGATCAAGCCGCTTGTGGTTCGCACTGCCGAGCAATCGGGCAATCTCAATCGTGCCTATCTCGATTGGTTCCGGGCCGGGTTTACCCGTATCTCCGATGAGAGCCGAGAGAATGCTGCATTGTGCGGGGTTGATCTACATTCCAGAGACTTGCATATCTGCCAGCAAACCAGAGACATTACCAAGACAACGGGTGCCGATTGGGTGCCGGAAGAGTTCTATAACCAAGTCAATGACAAGCTCTTGACGATGGGCAGTCTATTCTCGCTCGCCAACAAGATTCCGACCAATACCGGCAACGTAATCACCGTGCCTCTTTCGGACGATAGCAGTAACAAAGCTGTCATCACAAGTGAAGGAAACGACTACAACGAGACTGACCCTACGCCGGACAAGATTGCATTGAACGCTTACAAGTACACTACCAGCGTACAAGTAAGTCGTGAAATGCTAGAGGACAATTCATTCCCGCTAGAGCAATACATCGTATCCGCTCTCGGCACCCGTCTTTCCAGAGGCATCGAAACACACCTTGCTATCGGCGATGGGACGGGCGAACCGCAAGGGGTTTGTGTGGGTGCTGCCGATGCAACCACAAACGAAACTGGCTTGACCTACGAATTGCTGGTAGACATTTACACGTCCGTAGACCCACTCTACTTGAGCGGCGGAAATATCGGATGGATGATGTCCATGTCTACATTCGGTGCCGTTCTCAAATTGACCGATGCAAACTTTCGGCCCTTGGTGTGGACTAGCAATGACAGCTTGAAATCTGGCGTGATGGGTACGCTACTCGGCTATCCAATCTATATTCACCCAGATTTCGACAGCATACCCGGCAGTGGTGCCGCAACGCCGATTGTATTCGGGAACTTCTCCCACTATTGGGTGCGGACTGTAAACAACATTTATTTCCAGAGATTGAGCGAGCTTAACGCAAAGAAAGGCTTGGTTGATTTCTTGGTAGACTACAGACTAGACGGCAAGATTGTATCTGCCGGTAGTCCGCTAGTTGCGTGGAACCTAACCTAACGAGTACAGTAGGGTACAGATTCTACATAACAACTTCCAAAGTGTACCCCACTGTACCTTTCTAATTGCACAAAGACGCCAGCGTAGCTGGCGTTTTTGTTTTGTCTCACACTACATATTGTGTATGGCACTAACGCTAATCAATCCGCCCACGGAGCAAGTTGTATCTCTTGATGAGTTCAAGGAACATATCCGAGTGACCACGGACGATGAAGATACTTTGCACATTTTGTATATTCAGACGGCTACCAGCATATTCGAGAGCTATACCGGCTTGGCTTTGCGTGAACAGCAATGGCGGATAACGCTTGATGACTG